AATTATGCAAACGTAACCGACTTTGTATGTCAGGCTGGATCGCAACCACCAGCACCAAACTGTCAATCAGTAACGCCAGTAACACCAGTAACTCCTGTAACTCCTGTAACCCCAGTAACACCTGTAACCCCAGTAACACCTGTAACCCCAGTTACTCCTGTAACTCCAGTTACTCCTGTAACACCAGTAACGCCTGTTACACCAGCAACAACTTGGTATTGTACGGTTCGTGATGCAGACGGCGGTACATATACTTATACCTCTAACACAAATGAGTCTTCAACATGCGTTGCATGTAACCAAAATGGATATCCTGCAGCACCAGGATGTCAAGGAAGTATATGTTGCCCAATTATCTTCCCACCTAGCGTTACACCAGTTACTCCTGTAACCCCAGTTACTCCTGTAACCCCAGTAACACCAGTAACTCCTGTAACACCTGTAACGCCTGTAACGCCTGTAACCCCAGTAACACCAGTAACTCCTGTAACCCCAGTTACTCCTGTAACGCCTGTAACTCCAGTTACCCCTGTAACACCTGTAACACCAGTAACTCCAGCAGGAACACCTTGCAATGGCTGCGTTAGAAATTATTGTTGGGAGCCATGCCCAGACTGTTGCAACAACGACTGTGGATGTTAGTGTATAATATATAATAAAACATTAGTGCAAAGAAAAGGGTATAAATGTCAGAAGAACTAACTCCTTGGCAAAGGTATAAAAAAAATCTAGGAGAAACAAGGCCCTGGGATATTGTTAATCCTGCAACGGAATGGGCTTCAAAAGAGTTGGCAAACACTAGGTATGCAATATGTAAAGTGTGTCCAGAATTAATTAAATTAACTGGTCAATGCAAAAAATGTGGTTGTTTTATGATAGCAAAAACAAAATTAGAAAAAGCAACATGTCCATTAGGAAAGTGGTAGTATGGAAAAAATATTTTGGGAAAATTCAACTGGCGTAATATTTAATAAATATAGAGCAATAGTTAGAATTGAGATAGCCCCTGGAATAATGTCTTATGAAAATGTAATGTCTAAAGAAATATTTGATACATTTGTAAATGACATTGAAGAAGGAATGAGTTCAGCAAAAATAGAATGGAATTCTGCTGAGGTAAAACAAGGCACTGGAGATGAAATAAAAACTAAAGTTGACACTAAATCAAGAGATACACAAACTGTTGTAATTCCTTATTCTTCAATAGAAAAAGATGATTACTCTACTTTAAGCGCAACGTTTTATACCTCTATATCTAATGTTTTTTTACAAAACATAGATCCAATAGAAAGAGACTATCAAAGATACTTTCATATAGGATGTTCGTGGCACGACTCCTATTCAATATTAAAATATGGAGTTGGTCAAAAATTTATAGATCATATAGACGATCACCCAGATTTTCATAGAAGAATGTCTACTCTATATTATATTAATGACGATTATTCTGGGGGAGAAATAAATTTTCCAAGATTTAATCTTTCGTTTAAGCCCAAAGCAAATCAAATGATTATTTTTCCATCAACATATGTATATAATCATTCTGTTTCCCCAGTCACAGAAGGAACAAGGTATGCAGTAGTTAGTTGGTTAAGATGAGCATAGATATGGGTCTTGTTAGACGGGCAATTATAGAAAAAAGGGTTCATGTATTTAAAAATCCTTTTCCAAATCTTCCATCACTAGACACAATCATGTCAATGGTTTCTCAATATGTTGATGAGGATTTAGAAAAATTTCCACACAGGTCATATCGCTTAAATGATTTTGTTGAAGGCGAGTCATCAGATATGAGTCTTAAATGTAGATTTTGGTCTAGACTAGCGTTTCAACTTTACGATCCACAAGATAAATATTTATCAATTATTCCAGAACTTTTACCAGTAACCGAGTGGGGCCTTTCTGAGTATTCTGCAGAAATATATGATGGAAATTTTGCATTAGTGTCTCTTATGAAAAATCGTGGCATTGTTGGAAGCAAACATAGTGATTATGTTGATCAGTTTCAATGGGTAGTAAAAGGTGAAATGATTTGGAGAACAGGTCCAAACCTAGAAAATGAAACTTATGTTGTTGAGGGTGATTTTATATTTGTTCCAAAAAATTTAATCCATGAAATTGAAACAGTAAAAGCCCCAAGAGTAGCAATAAATCTTATTTTGAGAAATTAAAAAGCACCCACAGCCTAAGCCATGGGTGCCTTTAATATTAACTACTTAGGAAACTTTAACATCCACTCTCTAGTCTTAGGCGTAATGCCCTTCCATGAAGACCAGTCTTCTCCGCCTTTAGACATGTAATACGCAATCTCTGCATTTTTGACGGGATTGAACAATTCAGCATTAGAATCCAGGTCAAATTTATCCCTACGGTCTGGACCTAAAGAGTCAATCATATTAATTTGGAACATTCCATAAGAGGAGTCCCCAGTCTTATGGTTGCCATTAAATGCCAAAGGCCTACCATTAGATTCTTTCTTGGCAATGGCCCAAGCGACTACAAGATCTTGCCCCTTAAACCCTACAAGGGAAAGGAGTTGTTTTAATTCAATATCGGTCAGAGAAGTCTTATTTTCAAAACTCTCTAACTTTTTAGCCTTAGAAACCAAAAAAACCTCTTTCGAGGCGTTTTCTTGCTCCTGAGCCTGTTCTATACTCAAATTATTTTTGTCACCTATTTGTGTTTCAGCATTAGCAGCGTTTGACCAAGTCGCTACTAAAGTCAGTATGCTGAGTATGCTAATGATCTCTTTGTTTCTTTCGATAAATTTAATCATAGTTTCCTCCTTAGAAAACAACAACACCTTGGTAGGTGTTACCATCAAGTATAACACAAAATTATGTCAAAAGTCAACTTGATAGGGTGGTATAATAAAGATTATGCCAGAGTATGCATCTAACTATCCTACATCACTTTCATATCCTATTGCTTCAGATCCCGTTAATGTACACGGAGACTTTAAGGTATTAGTTGATGCTTTAAATAATATTTTGCCACCATTGGGTATGACTAGTGTTGCTTCTCCTGTAAGAAATACAAGTTCTTCTATTTCTCTCCCCGCAGGAACACCAGTATTTATTTCAGGAAGTATACCTCATGACGGAAAATTAAAAGCAACTGTTGAAAAATACAATCCGTCAAGTTCAACACACAATCCTAACAATCCAATACTTGGTTTAATGCAAGCAGATACTCCAACATTAAGCGATGGCATCGCTGTGGTTTCTGGAATTATACAAATGAATACAACAGGACTTGGATCTTCTGGAACTAAGGTTTATGTTAATTCTTCTGGAAATCTTGTCGGTGGTCGACCAGTAACTGGATCAGCAATATATGTTGGTGTTGTTGCAATTCAAGCAACCAAACCACTTGGTGGAATGATAGTCGTTCAGACAAAAGGCAACGGTACATGGGGAGCCCTTAAAGACGGATTGTCGTGATATAATACAATTATGACTACCTTTAGAAATCAACCCACAGATTCTTATGCTCTTGGTTCAGCACCCCCAGAGGTTCGTTGGACGGTAGTTAGAGGAGACTCAGCAGCATTTAGAGTTTATGTAACAAATGATGCAAGAGAGCCATTATATTTGGATGACTGGGAAATAGATATGGATATTCGTCGTAACGGAACCCTTATTATTTCTTTGACACCAGAACCAATTGAATCTCAAGACACAGAAGGAAGTTTCACGGTAAACTTAACATCTTCACAATCGGAACTTTTACAGACAGGAGATGTCTTTGATATTCAACTCACAGAACTTTTGTCTGAGGGAAGAGTCTGGACAGTAGCCAAAGGTTCTATGGTTATTGTTGAAGATGTTACACAATGACACTTTATAACTTAACACCATTAAATCAAGAAGTATATAATACAACAAACAGATTAGCACATGCACAAATAAAAGAACTTGACAAAAAGTATATACGAGTAGATTACATACAGCCAAAAGCAAGAATAGAAGAGGTTTTGCCTTTTCGAGTGCAGTTTATTAATGTTAGCGTGTTTGGGTATTCTAAGAATAATCCACCCCCAATCCCGTTGCAAATTATAGGATATAGCAACTATATTTTATAATAAAAAGGAGTTATAATACCATCATGGCTAAGATATCAATACCTAATTTAAAAACACGTTTTGAGACTGGGGATCGCCCCACTCAGCAAGACTATGAGGATTTGATTGATTCAACCTCAGCCCGCTCAACAGACTTGGCGTCATCGGGCAATAATGAAAACACAATTACAGGCATTGAGAATGCAACAGTAATAGATAATTTTAATGCTACAGAATTTCGTATGATTAAGTATCTTGTTTCTATCGCAAAGACAACTGCGGGAGATAACAAGTTTTATGCAACAGAGTTGACCATCTTAGTAGACGGCACAAATGTGAATGTCTCTGAGTATGGCACAATAGACAATGATGGGAATATTGGCACCGTTAGCGTCTCCAGGGTTGGAAATACAGTATCCTTAACGGTTACTCCAGATCCTGCGATTAAGCCAGTCACAGTTCGTTTTGCACGAATTGGACTTAAGGCGTAAACAAGGAGATAATAAATGGCAACAGTCACAAAAGACTTT